ATGCAGTTGTATCGTTATTGAAATTCCATTGGATATCCCTGGTTGCTCCGGAATCGTTCTGCCCATAAATGCTCCCCTGTAACGATTGGATTCCAGATGAAGGAATATCAACAGAGTCGAACGTATGCGTTGCTCCCGAACCAGCCACCCTCACCAGGCGTGGTTTCGGAACCTGGTACAAGCTCATCATTGAATCTTCCTTGAAGTTCGTTCCATTCTGAGGATTGAACAACATGGTTGTATAAACGGCTGCTGCGTTGAGTCTACTTGACCCCAGGTCTACGCCAGCATTTGCCGTACTCGCAGAATGAAAGCTCGATATGTAAATCGTGTGGGCATCATCATCGCCGTTTTGCGGATGATACGTCGTAAAGCACGTTGCAGAAAATGCTCCAGCCGTACAACTCTGGTCTGGTATCGCTCCATCCCCACCCATCCTCCTGTCAGCGGCTCCACCAACTCCAGTTGCGGCCGCAGTTCCAGCTATCACTTGCCGGCTGTAATTTCCATTCGTGGTATTTCCATTTATCGTCAATTGAATTCCGTCTTGCGCACCAGTTCGGTCGCTCCGTAAATAACCCACTCCGCAAATATCACCCTGGAGGGTTGGCAATTTATCGAACGTGAACGTTCCGTCAGAGGCGAGTATTTCTTCCTCAATAAGATAGCGTTCGTCAACAGCGCAGAGGAGGAACCGGCTTGTGGCCGCAAAGTTATTTGACTCCATAAGCAGAGTTACAGATGTGATAGCATCGGTGTCAGCCCATCTACCACCACACGCATCAAGGGCTTCCTCTCCGGAGCCAGACAAAGAAACGTAGGATTTATGCCCATCAGTTCCTTTGTAATGCGGTATCAGAATATAGGCTCCACCGTACACGTTGGACGTACTCGTTAGTTCCCCGACTCGGCCTGATGTTTGAGCGTTTCTTTGTGCCGCTGATGCAGACGCACCATCGGCCCGAAATACCTCATCGCCATAATTAGAACCTGAGTCGCCATTGAACCGCATAGCCATCCTGGTTTGGCCGCCGGTGTTGGTTATGCCGTCTACAATAATCACCAGGTGGCGAGCCTTGTAGGTAATCGTGGGTAACGTCAACGTTACGCTTGAAGCGTTTTCAGATAATTCTGTTGGTGCTTGCATAAGGCGTAATGGTAATTGAAACATTATCTTGTCCTTTGTTCCTCGGCTAATAACAAACCAATTTCCGCTGCGAGTTCCTCGGCAATCCGCCTCCGTTCTAATGGGTCTGACCCCAGGCTCATAGCATTGATGTTGATGACGTTTCCGCCACCGAACCCAGCGCTTTCAGCGTTGCTGAACACATTGCTCCCCCTGGGTAACTGGACTAACTCTGGGCCTGCTTCACCAACCAACGCCATCCCACCTCTGAAATTACGAGAGCCATGTTGCATAGGAGTGATATGCGAGGGAGGCATAAACCCACCCAATAACAGGTCTACGGTTTTTTGAAGGCCCGCAACCATTGATGGGTCGCCTCCAGCGGCAAGAAAGCGATTGATTCGGTTCTGTAATTCGATACCTTTGTCGAAAGTTGTGCTAAATACTTTGGCAGCGGCGGCGGCGTCGAACATATTGTCAGCGATGTTTTTGGTAAGTTCCATCCCCTCTTTCAGGCCGTCGTTCATATCGCCGGTTGCTGTACTCATTTCAAATATACCTTCAACCGCAGCTTTGATTTGCTCTTTTATGGAAGCGATAATTTCATCGATGCCAGGTATGTCTTTCCCAATAAGTTCCCCCAGGTTTCCAAGGGTTTCATCCAGGACGTTTTTCAAAAGACCTGGGATATCTCCGACTTTATCCACGACGCTATCGGCAAAGCTCTTGGCAGCGACCTCCGCTTTCTCAAAACCAATCTTGGCAACTCCTGCCAAATCTTTGAATATATCACCAACCGTTTTATCTATCGTCGGCAACTTCTCAACTCTCGACGCAATCATGTTGTAGACATCAATCCATTTCTGGAATCCTAATATAGAGTTTTCAACCCATTGAAACAAAAAGTCTTGAATTTCTTGAAGAATAATTTTAGTAAAATCTCGTATGCCTCCCCAGTTATTTATCCAGGCAACAGCCATCGCTGCTACGGCAACAACAATGAGCGTGATGGGGCTAAACAGGGCGAATATCCCGATGGCAACTAACTTGAACATCACCAGGAGGCCGCCAAAAATTGTTATGACTCCGGCTATACCGGATAGAACAAATGGAAGAATAAGAATCAGCGCACCCAGGGCTGCCCCAATGCCAACAATGGCAATAATCTTTTTCTTGGAAGCGTCGGTCAAATCGTTGAACGCTTTCATAGCATCGTTCACCCTTACCATCAAACCTTCCAGGTTGGGAATTAGAACCATGCCGATTTGACCTGCTGCGTCTTTTACTTGGGCCTGAAATCGCTTCATAGAGTTTGCAAACGATTCAGCCGTATTCACGGCATCGCCCTGGATATCTGTCGTTTGTTCAAGGATGGAAGCGAACCTGGCTTGAACCTTGACGGCCTCGCTCATTTCCTCTTTTCCTGATATGAGGCCCATTTCCAGCGCTTTTGTTTTCAGGGCTGCTTGGCTAAGCAAAATACCGAACCGGCGTAAAGGTTCAACTTCACCAACCAATCCTGACCGTATAGCCCTCAACGCATCTGCGATTGGGATGTCGTTTACCGAGGCGATGTCAGCTGCCAATTTCACCATTTGTATCGACATGTCTGCCGATGCTTGTCTGGTCATTCCGCTGGCATTCAAAATAAACCCAAGGACTGATGCGTAATCCAGCGCATCTTGCTCTGCGATTCCCATAGCGAAAGCCGATTCTTTAGAGAATGCCGTAACAATGTCGATTGAATCACGGAAAGCCAGGCCAGCTTTGTTGATGGATTCAGTGAGAGAACTTGCAGATTTTATTGACGCTGCCCCAATAGCTGATAACGCTCCAGTTACTAAAAGCGCTGGCCCACGCAGTTTACGCAAGTTATCAGCCATTGAGTTCAGTCGTTGGTTGACTCCCTTGAAGGCATTGGAAGTTCTGTCGACCCCTTCCAAAATTATTTGGACTCTTGCGTCAGCCATTACTTCGCTCCGCTTCCTTTGCTTTCAAGACCTGAGACTGTGCGTCCAGTAAGTGAAACATATCCGCCACCACTCGGTCAGGTGCTGTTACGTAATCTTCATATGACCATTGCGTTTCTAAAAGAAAAGCCGCCTCAGACATTTCATGCGACAGAGGCAGCCCATCATAATACGCCTGGATGGCCTCGTTTAGTCTTTTTTTTCTTCGTCTTGGTCTACCTGGTAGCACTCGTTCATCCTGGCTAATACAGGAGCCGTGAACTTGTCCGGCAAACTGTCGATGTTCGCTACGGTTACTTCCATATCGAACGACCATTTAGCTGTGCCATGCAGAAGAAAAGCGTCATCCAAAGCGTCCAGTTTCAATTCCGTCGCATGTTTCATCAAGAACTGTTGGCGAGCCTCGTCGTCGCCGAGAAGATCTTCACTAGCGGCCAACTTCAAAGCGTCTCCGCCTACTTCAATTCCAGCAGTTCTAAAAACCTTTCGCATGCCCCTGGTCGGTTCGCTGATGATTTCCCACCATTGACCATCAGGTAGTTCAATACGCTCGGTCGTTGGCATGAAGCCAACCTGAGTTGTACTCATACGTACCTTCTTTCAAGGCTTATCGCCTTTATTAGTTTGCCGCTATGGTTACTGCACCATCAACCTTGAAGGTCGTGGTATATGTCGCTAACCCTTTGACTTCTCCGGTTGGCTTGTAGGACGTACAAAGTGCCTTACCGCTAATCTTTCTCTTGCCTGATGCTGTGCCTTTTGGATGCCACTCAAAGTCAGCAATTACGCCAACCAGGGTTCCAAAGACAGCATCAGGGCCAGAAGTGGCTGTATCGTCAAATGGGCCTGTAATACTAAACTCCTGGGATATCTCAATTCCAGCTAAAACTCGTTCCGCAGAATCGGCAAAGGTCGTTACATCCAAGGCAGTAATTTCCTTTCCTAAATCGCTGATAGACGTTACATATGCTGACATATTCCTTTGAGTTGAACCGCTATCGTCTATCTTGATTTCCGCTGTACCGGCTATTGGTGTCATTGCCATGACTAAACCTCCTCTATCGCTTTTTTCTTCAGTAGCCATTCAACATTCAATGGCTTACAACCATTTGGTACTTTTACTGTATCAGTGTCGATAATACTCCCAATATCCCAGGCTTGCCAATACTCGCTCAAAGCGTTGCCCAGGTTGTCCACAGGACTGTATTCGACAGGGCTGATAACCTTATATTGCATTAGTTGGGCACTCTGTGTAGCGCAACGGCTAAAGACACGCTACCAGACGCCGCTCCGCCGGTTACCAAAACTCTCCCCCTGGTGTACCTGTCAATATTTGTTCCAGATGCAATAACAAGAATCGCACTGGTACTACTCGTTGACGAGGAGAAAACGGTTCCGCACGTTCCTAATGCTGCGTAAGTATTATTATCAGCACTATCTTGCAGTTGGTAAACGGCTTGCTCCCCATTTGCCCCCACGGTAAATTTTATGAATTGAGCGAAAGCAGTTGCACCAGCTGTCGTTGTTCCACCGTGGTCGACAACTCCGAAACTCCCATTGTTTGTATACGTTCCATCCGCCAGTTGGGTTATTGCTTTTGTCAACGCACCGTCAGTCCTGATAATAGCCGTTTGTTTTGCAAGTTCCCCAACGACTCCGCCTATTTTATTATCAACAGCCATCGCCGTACCACAATACGCTGCGCCACCAGATGCAGAGCCAAAATGAACACTCACCACCTGGTTTGTGCCAGCTGCTGAACCTAACAGGTTTTTCATCGCATTGTCGAGCGCCTGGGCGTCGTCATCGTACCACCCAGCCCATTCTATCTGGTCTGTCCGATGTCCTGTAAGAATCCGCTCGGCAGAGTCTACCAGGGCAGTGTTATCCAAAGCGTTTGCCGACAACGTGATGGAAACGCTTGTGGTATGCGTACCTGGGTTGTACCCACCAAAATACACTCGTAGCTTGTCGGATGAATATTTAGCCACTCTTGAACCTCCTTTGGATATCCCTCACCGTGTCTTTCAACAAACGCTCGATATCGCCTAATGAATCCTTCAAAGATGTCGTCATTACTTTTTGCGCTTTTGTGCCTCGCCTGGCTATCGCCCTGGCCACAAGGAAAGCGCCGGTTCTCCCCCTGGGGAAACCATGCCTTCTTGCCCAAGGTTGCAAAGCTGATAAGGGCGGCCAATGGGGCCTTGTGCCAAATTCTATGAAAGGTGCATACACCAGGTTGCTTCCTATAATAGACCGTAGTTCCTGAACTTCTGTTTTGATGCTAGACCGATAACGGCCCGTATCAACTGGCGCACGTTTTTTCGCACGGCCCTCAACCGTGAATCCAGCTTTCCTTAGAAAGCCATCAATTGGTTGCCGATAGGTAACAGGGTCGGTCAATGCCTTTTTGAGGATTTTATTTTCTTTGATAGTAAGTTTTAGCATTACGCCACCGTTTTCCAAACATCGATAACAAAGTCTGCGGCAAAATAGAATCCGCCCCACATTTCACGACGATTTACGTTTTCAATGGACATCAGGGTGTGACCGTCGCAAGTGCTATTCAGGGAGTTCGATTGTTCTAGAGCGTACTTCACTCCGGTTGTGGCGGTGGGGTCAATGATGTCGTATAACAAATCAAATCCGTGCTGGTCATCACCGCTTGCTACCAGGACAACCAGGCGGATTGTGGAGCGGAAACTGTTACCGCCAAAATTCATGGCTGGGTCAATATCATCCACTAATACCGCTACGGCTGGAAAAGCGTTGACCGTGTCTGGTGGATGGTCAAACACTTTCTGGACTCCGGACATATTGGTGCTGAGGGTTGTGACTATCCCATCTGCGATATCGCCAAAATTGCTCATGCTATCGCCCCATCAACTCTCCGTACTCGGCTCAACATTTGCTTGACGTCGCTGTCTAATCCACCCCGAAAGGTGACCATTTGGCCTGTCTCCGGAAAGCCAACTTCATTGGCAAACCCACTATCTTTTCTTCTCCAGATCCTAGCAGCCTGTATAAATGCAGCCTGGCTGACGTCAGATGGGTAATTGACGACGTTTATAGTGCCTCCGCTTCCATGCGTTCCAGCTGTACTACCGTTTACGGCCCGAATAACCGTGTAGGAAGTGCTGGATGCTTGCGTTACATACATTTGCTCGTTATCTAAAACAACGGTATCGCCTACATAAAAGTCT